GGAGCAGGTTCAACTGGAGCAGGTTCAACTGGAGCAGGTTCAACTGGAGCAGGTTCAACTGGAGCAGGTTCAACTGGAGCAGGTTCAACTGGAGCAGGTTCAACTGGAGCAGGTTCAACTGGAGCAGTTACAATTTGATTTACTGAATCATCAGCATTTTGTTCAGTATTTTGTTCGTTATTTTCTGACATATTTCAATTATTTTTAATTATTTATTAATTATTTATAATTTATATATCCATTATTAATTTAAAACTTTTTACGTTTTATATATTATTAAATTTTGGGTACTAAATAGTTATTAATAACATATTATTAAGTTGTTACTGAAGGAATTGGTTCTGTTGGAGTTATAATTGGTATTGTTTCAGGTTGATAATCTTTCCATAATTCTACAGTATTATTATTTTTATCTTTATTTAATAAAAATTTTACTGCATTATATACAGCAATTTTAAAATTATCTCTATTTGAAATTAATGGATTTGGTGTATATTTTGTTAAATCTGTTTGAAAAATTTCAATATCTTTTGGATTAATATCAACTTCAGTACATTTATTAAAATCTTTATTAAAATTTTTTCTTATAAAATAACTTTGGTATTTTAAAACTAAAGGTTTTAAAGTATATTCTCCTACAAATGATATTTTTATATAATTACCATTTTGAATATCATTTGCATTATTTTCATTTTGATATATAAGTCCCATAATTATTAATTAATTTGTTTATTAAAATGCCAATGTCCATGATGTGTATGTATAAAATATCTACTATATTCATTTTTTTCAATATATAATACTTTATGTAAATTTTCATTTACATAAGTTGTTGTAACATCTGGACCAGTTGTATATAAAATATCTTCTTCATTATATATAGGTAATAAATATCTTTCTTTACATATATCTAAAATACCTTGAATATGTTGTGAGAATTTTTTATTCATCATAACATAATTTGCAATTCTTAATAAATATGGTGATTCATTTCTTTTTGTTGATAAAAATAAATGCGTAAATTCTTCGAAAAATAAATCATTTTCTTTATATTTTTCATAAAAATTTGATAATTTTTTCAACATTTTAATATCAAAATCAAAATAAATTCCACCATAATATTTTAATACAATATATCGACCATAATCTGATTTTTGAATTTTTCTTTTATAACTATTATAAATACTTGATTCTTCTGTATTCATAATTGTTAATAAATCTTTTTCAGTCCATAATATATGTAAAAAATTATCATTACATGATTTTAATTCAAATAAAAAAGATTTTAAATCTTTTGGAAAATCATTATCATATAATAATAATCTATGTATTACTTTAGGTATTACATTATTTTTTTCAGCTTTATTACAAATATCTTCTATATCAGATATTTTTTTATATGTATTTATCATTTATTATTAATTATTATCCCAATCTAATGCAAAATCATATTTTTCTGGACAACTTGTTATTCCAATTTTACCTATATGGTTAACAACAGATGGTTTTGTGCATAATCTATATAATTTATTTGTTAAACAAATATTCATAAATTTTGAATCCCAAGGTAAAAAATCTTTATCAGTTATATTTATATCTAAATTTTTAAGATTATAAAAATGTTTATTTTTTGTAAAAGCTTTTCTTATTAATGGATAATACATTCTTTTAAATCCTGTATTTACACCACCAAAAGTATATTTTTCATAAAAATTTTCATATTCTTTAATCATATAATGTTTACCACCAACTTTTGTATGGAATCCTGTAACTACAACATTTTTAAAAATTTGATTATCCATTAATTCAATTAATTTAAATAACCAATTTTTTTTAACTATTGTATCTGAATCTAAATTAAATAAATAATTCACATTTAGACCAAAAAGTAAATCCCAACCAATATGTATACTATTATCAACTCCAAGATTTTTATCTTTAAATATTTTTATATTATTAAAATTAAATTCCAAATTTTTTAAATATGTTGAATCTAAACTATTATCATCAATTATTATAAATATCATATCTTCAGGTATTATACTGTTTTTTATTGATTCAATACTTTTGGTAAAATATTCTAATCTATTGTAAACTGCAATAACACAACCATATTTATAATGTTTATTTATATCATAATTTGATTCTATTATATACATTTAATTATTTATTAAAAATTTTCTATAACTATTAATCATTCTATAATTATAATTTAAATTTTGTTTTTCAATATCTGAATAATTAGGTTTTTGAAATGATATTATTGGAAAACAAGTAAAAAAATTATAATTTTTTGTATTGTGGTTATAATGAGTATCTATTTGTTTAGTATTATCAAAATTAATAATAGTATTAAAAAATTTTTTATTAACTAAATAAGCATGAGCCAAATAAAAATTATTTAATTTATAAATATTATTTGTAATTTTAATTGGAGCATTTTCAAGTTTAACTCCTAAAAAACATAAATCCCAATCAATTAATGTTAATTCTTTTAAAATATTTTCAAAAATAATATTAAAATTATCTGTAAAAATTGCATCATCTTCTAAAATTAAAATATTATCTAATTTTTCTAATTTTGCTATTTCTACACATTTTTGATGAGATTTCAAACATCCTTTATAACCAATTTTATCTTCAAATGCTTCAATAATTTGATAATTAATTATATTTACTTTAGATAATTCATTCAAAATATTTGAATATCTATCTTTTCTATGTTTTAAATTAATTACAAATGTTTTAGGATATTCCATTTTATGGATTAGTTGGTTCAGTTGGTGTTACAACAGGTTCAGTTGGTGTTACAACAGGTTCAGTTGGTGTTACAACAGGTTCAGTTGGTGTTACAACAGGTTCAGTTGGTGTTACAACAGGTTCAGTTGGTGTTACAACAGGTTCAGTTGGTATTACAACAGGTTCAGTTGGTATTACAACAGGTTCAGTTGGTGTTACAACAGGTTCAGTTGGTGTTACAACAGGTTCAGTTGGTGTTACAACAGGTTCAGTTGGTATTACAACAGGTTCAGTTGGTGTTACAACAGGTTCAGTTGGTGTTACAACAGGTTCAGTTGGTATTACAACAGGTTCAGTTGGTGTTACAACAGGACAATAAATTTCATTTAATTTATTTAAAACATCTTCATCTTGCCATTGACCAATATTTATATATTCTTGTCCTCCCCAAAGTAAAACATGTTTTAAATTTGTATCTGTTGTTGAAAAATAAATATTAGCATAAGCTGATACTCCATCATCAATTATTTCTTTTAAAATAATTTCAGAAACATTAATTGCTATTTCTGGTATAATAATTGTTTTAGTACTTGTAGCTCTAAGAACTATTTTTGTTGTTTTATTTAATGGAATTATTTTCATATTAATTCTGTATTAATGAAATATCTAATAAATTTGGTTCATTTGCTGGAGTTAAAGTTGATAAAATATTAACCCCTAATGTTATTGATTGATTTGTTAAAACTGCTCCAGTAACAATTAAATTTGCTGAACTTGTTGAATCAAATTCTATATGTTCCCATATATATAAATCACTTATTGAATAAAATATAGCATTACATATTTGCATATCAAATTCAGCATCTCCAAATTCAGCATCAGTAATAATATGTGCATTTACTATATGACTATTACTACTTGCAAAAGCATATATACCTGAATTATAAAATTTAATTGTATCTATAAAAAATTTTGGATTAATTGATGTTTTATCTGGACCTCCAACAAAATACCAAGCAGGAAATATATAATCATTTCTAATTTCCCAATAAGTATTATTCATAACTGATACAACATCCCATATTGGATGTACATAATCTTCATCAGTAATTGTTGACGGAGCATAAACATCATAACCATAAATATTATAATCATACATATTAAAAGATTCCCAATTAATTGGAACGTGCATATCGTATGCCATAATATTTGGACCACCCAAATTTTTAAATGAAGTATTTTCTAATGTTAATTTACCAGTAATATGTCCACTATATAAAATATTTGCTGGAACACGTCCAACAACATTATTTGGGTCATAATTAGAACCACCACAAATAAAAGAAATATTTGAAATTGTTAAATCAATTTCAATAGCCACAGTTGGGTCGTCAGCAATTATTTGAATATTATCTGCATAATTTGGGGTTCCAATAATTGTTTGAGTATTTACTTTTGTTTGTGCTGAATTATTATCTGCAATAATATTAACAATTAATTTATCTGAACTTGAATCTTTACCATCTAATATAATTCCTGTATGATTATTTGTAATTTTTACATCTCCTAATAATCTAACAGTTGTGTTATTATTATTATATGTTGAATCTGTTAAACTATTTGCAAAAACCCATGGATTTTCTGAAGCATAAGTTCCAGGCATTACAATAATTGTATATCCTTGTAAACAATTAAATCTTAAATAATCTACTGCTTTATGTATTGATTGCCATGGTAAATCAATTCTTCCTTCTTCAGCTGTTAAATCATTTCCATTAGAATTTACAAATAATATATTCCCCATTAGAGGTGAATTAAATGCTGATAAAGTATATAAATCAAGCCAAGACCAAACTGATGAACTACCTGTTCTAACTAAAATTTTATCCGTTGTTTGCGGACTGCCATCATTATTTGCCATATTCTTAAGTTGTTGGGTCTACATATTGTAAAACATTATCATTATCTGTATATCGTAAAAATGGTATACTTATTGAATTTACACCAACTTCACAATCATAATCAGCACATAAATATGTTGCTGCTGAAAAATCAAGTATACCAAAATTGCTCATAAATAAGTTTCTTCTTATTACACTACCTGCTGGATAAGGTAATAAAATTGCACTAATTTGTGCAAAATTTCTAAAAGTATTTGCTTGCACTCCACAATTTGTTGAATAAACTCCACTAATTTCTCCATTTCCTGTTAAATCAACAAATATTGGATTATTTCCTAATATATTTACAAACATAATTCTTTCAAGTATATTTACTATAGGATTTATTGTATAATCTCCAAAACAATTAGTAAAAGAAACTGTTCCTGACATTAAGAAAATTGATAAATTATACATAAGATTATTAGACCAATCTCCACCATAACCATCAATATTTACATCAAGTAAACTACAATTATCAAATTTACTATTTTGTAATGAAGCATTTTTAAATCTGGCATTTTTTATATATGTTCCTGGATTTGCTATAAAAATACAATTTATTTCAGATAATGTTTGATTAACAAAATCAAATTCATTATCATAAATAGCATTTGTTAATGAACCACTTGTATCTTGTAACATTAAATAATCATGATACATTGATGTTGTTATATTATTTGTATAAGTATACAAACCATTTTCAGTACTAATAAATATAACTCCATTAACATTTAACATGGAATTTATTTTATTTATTTGTCCTGAACCGAAAACAATATCCATATTCATTAATAATGAATAAGATTCACAATTATTATATGTTAAATATATTCCATTATCATTATCAGTACCAATTAAAATTCCTTGATAAACATTTGATTGTGCATCATATTTTGAATTATAAAAATTTGCTGAACATAATGTAGAAATATTAAATCCTGAACTTGCCCAAGATACTCCATTATTTGAACTTACATATAAACCTGATGAAGTTGATAATAATATTGATGCTGAATCACTTGCTCCAGAAAATCCATATAAAGCAATACTACTTAATATTGAATTATTTATTGAACCCGTCCAAATTGCTCCATTATTTGATGTATAATAAACTCCATAACCATTAATAGCTACATATAAATTAGATGCTTTAACATACATTGCTAAAATAGTTACTCCAGGTAATGAAGTACCAATATTTGTCCATGTTGAACCATCATTTGATGTTCTATAAATTCCACCAATTGTACAAGCATAATAATTTTGATATGAAATATTAATTATACCAGTTATATCGTATGTTGATAATCCATAACTTGTCCAACTTGTACTTCCATTATTTGGATATGTACATTTATATAAACCACCACCAGTTGCAATTATAATTGCTAAATGTCCATTACCATCATTCCATAATGCAAAATCTTTTACATTTAATGAATTCCCACTTAAACCACTACTTAAATGTGTCCATGTTGAACCATTATTTGTTGAAACATATACTCCATTTCCTTGAGTACCTACATAAATTGAATTATTTGAATATTGCCAAATTTTAGTAATTATCATTCCAGCAAAAAACGACAATGTAGACAATCCGCTACCTTGCCCATAAATATATATATTTAAAGGTGATGAAGGATTTCCAGGATTAAATAAACTTATGGTTAATGGAGTTAATCCATTATCAATACAAACATAATCATTAACTCCAAATAATTTACACCATAAACAATCACCATAAGTATCTGTTGGCAAAATTCCTGCCCCAAAATAAAAAGTTGATATATTAATATATAAATTATTATTATAAATCATCATTTGTCCAGCAATATATGCTGTTCCTGAATCATAAGCTGGAACACTGGATAAATCAGCTTTAAATCTTCGAAATTTTATATTTCTATGGTCTAAAGTAACTTTATTTCTAAAATCATCTATTCTTGATATTATATAACCAGGTCTTGAAGTTATAAAATCTTCACAAAGATTTAGGTCAAAATCATATTCAATAAAATCTTTTGGTTTTTCTATTGATTTTACTTGTCTAAAAAATGTATTTGCTGATGATGCTTGAATTAATAAATGTTCAGTAGTTCCTATATTAATTGTTTCCAAAGTATATGGAATACAATGAATTGTTTGATATGGAAATATATACCATTGATATGGTATTAATTGTGAATTATTCTTTAAAGTTTGTAAATTATTATATGTTGAAGTTGTTGGAATAACATTTGTATTAGCTGATAAATAAATTTCTGAAAATGATGGTTGATAATATCTTGCAATTTTACTTGGAGTTTGCAAATATGTTAATAATAATCTTCCTGATTTATCAAATAACATTTCATTTGGATAATCTTCTCCTGAATCTAATGTTTTTACATAAATATCAAATGTTGTTGGGTCAATTTTTGCAATATATCCAGGAGTTGTATTAAATCCAACCCAAATATATTGCCCATCATAAGCAATTGCATAACAACACCCAGTTGAACTAACATTTGGAACAACTATAGTATCAATTGCTGTTAAATCAGTTTTTTTAACTCTTTGAATAACACCATTACCAATCATATAAGGTGCAGAAGTATTTTGTGCTTGTTGTCCTAACCAAATATAATCACCAACAATTATCATATCATTTGTCCAACCAGACAAAACATTAAAAGTAACATTACTAAGTATAATAGACATATTTGCTGGGTCAACTTTCACAATAAATGATTTATTATATTGTGAAATTTGATAAACATAACTCCCAGAAGTTGGAAATGGAGAATCAACATTTAAATGTGTATTATCTATAATAGTTTGAACAGTTCTAAAAACTGTTAAATCATTATTAATACAAATAACATCTCCAACAGCTACTGTTGTTAAAAATGTTGTACCTATACCAACAATACTATTTGTACCATTTGTTGTTACAGTACCATAACCATAAGTTAATTTTATTGTTTTCCCTGAACCAGAAGTTGAAAAAGCAACACTAACAGTTAAATGAGTATTATCTGTAATTGTTGCGATAGTTCTTGCTGTTTCACCTTGAACTGTAATAATATCTCCAACACTTAAAGCTGTTAAAAAATTAGTTCCTGTACCAACTAAAGCTGTTGTTCCAGCTGTTTGTACAGTTCCAGGTAAATTTACATAACTATAACTTGGAGGAGCTGATGATGATGCTGCGTATAAATATTTTCCATCATATTCTAAAGAATAAGCAAAACCTTTTCCACAAATAGAAGTTAAATCACAAGTTCCTTGAACACTATAATCAGCAAGTTTAATTTTTAAAATTCTGGAATTTCTTCCATAATACATTACATATAAATTTGGACCATCACATGAAACAGCAATTCCATTATAAGAATTATATTTATATCCAGAACTATTTAAATTTACAACTACATCATTTGCTCCATTATATGTAAATGTTATTGGGTCAATTTCAGTAATTGTAATATTTCCCAAACTATTACTAAAACAAAGATATAATTTATTTTTTATTGTTGAATATACAATACATTCTGAATCATTGTGATTTCCATCACTTGGTAATGTAATTTGAGTATATTGAGTTAAATCATCTAATAAACTTTTTGTTATAACACAAGGACTTGTTCTTGTTGTTGTATATAAATAATCTGTAACAATTTGGCTTCCTTGTATTATTGTACCTGCAGGCATTGATACAATTTGTTTGGAATCAGTTTTAAAAGATTTATCTTTATAAATTGCTGTTCTATAATTTGGTAAAATTGTATCATCTGTAGTTATCAAACGAGTTATGGTACTATCACTTCTTTTAATCCAAAAACCTGTAACTGTTGCGTATAAGGCTTTAAAGCCTGAGGGGATTGAATCCGTCAGGCTTGATAATTCAGTATATAATTGACTCGCTAAATTTTTCATTAGTTTATTGAGATTATTTAGAAATTATTTTAATAAAAATTATTATTTACCTTGAATAAGCATATATCCTGTAATTGCAACATTAGAAGCAAATGTTACATCTCCCGATGAATTTATTGATATATCGGTATCAACTAAATATGAAGTTCCTGTAATTGTTTCATAAACTTGAACTTGTGGAGCTGTTCCACAAAGATGTGTTGCTGCGGTTACTGTTAAAGTTGATACAGCTGTTATTGTTGCTTTATAATAATGAACAGCTAAAGCATCACCATTATCAACATAAGTTTTAATAGCTTTTTGTGATGAAATAACTGTATCAGATGAACCTAATGATGTGTTTGTTGAAAAAGCAGCAGCAGCTAACATTGCAGTTGTAATGTTAGATAATGTATTCAACGAAGCATCAATAGTTTTATTTGTTAATGATTGAGCAGTTGATTTATCAACAGTAACAGAAGTATTTATTGCAATTGTATTTCCTGTAACTGTAATACCATTACCACTTGCCATTGTGCCAGCTCCTGACATTTGAACAAATGTTAATGATGTTGTTCCAACAGTAATTGGTAAAATTGTACTACAAGTCCATTGTGTATCTGCTTGAGTAGTACCTGATTGAACCATCATTGTTGCATTAACAATTTCAACATCTGTATCAGCATCAGTTGCTAATGCCCAAGCACCAGCTGCAACAATATAAATACCATTTTGTGATGCTGTTGTTTGATTTTTTACCAAAACTCTATCACCAGCAACTACTGATACACCATCAATTGTTTGTGGAGCTGATAATGTTATATTTGCAGTTGTCGCAGCTCTAACAGATTGTTTCCATACAATACCTGTTATTTTATTATCAACATAAGTTTTAACAGCTAATTGAGAAGGAACATTTGAATTACTTGCAGAACCACCACCTAAGTCAGTTGCTGTTGATAATGCAGAAGCATATAATTGTAAGTTATTTGTAACATTACTCAAACCAACTGCTGTTGCATTCAAAGTTGCCCATACTGGTTGAGTATTTACACCTGCTGAAGCTAAATATGAACCAGATGCAACTGCTGCGATTCTTGCAGGTGTTGAAGCTGCTGAAAATGTAATTAAATCCCCAACATTTGTACCTACTGCAGCTTTTATTTGTACATCATTAGTTACATTTCCTAAACCAACTTGTGATGCTGTTGTACTATGAGGGTTAGATGTTGAAGCTAAGTGGGTATCAATTACACTATGTGCATTTGTACCTACACCTGATAAGTTTCCGTGAGGAATACTACCAAGATTTAATGTTATTGTTATATCATTCCCAACCAAAGCTGTTGATGAATAACTATCACCAGACCTAATACTATAAAATTGTAAAGTATTTGCTGATACTCCTTTATATATACCAACTGCTGTTAAAGTGTTCACATTACTAACACTTGGAACAGCTGTTAAAGCAACCCAAGCAGTCCCATTCCAATAATCTAAATTATTATTGGTTGTATCATAAAATATTTGTCCTGATACTGGAGTTGAAGGTGCTGAGGCATATGCTAAGTTTTGAATGACTGCATTCAGAATTGAATTTTTCTGAAAATCCAGATTCGTTTTAATTACTTTTGACATATTATAAAAATTTATTAATTATTTTGAGATATATTAACTATATATTTTTGTTTATTATTATTTTAATTGCAAACTATTTTTCCTGTTGTTATATTATTCCAACTAACAATAACAGTATTTTTATCAGGATAATTAACTTGAGCAATAAATGAATTACCTGCACTATCTAATGCAAGTATTGAGGGGTAACGATTTAAATTATGTACAACAACTGCATTATTTGCATTATTAAATTGTTGTTCAAATCTATCTAAATTTATTATTTCTTTAACACTTGCTGATAAATCAACAATATTAACTTTTTGCCAATTTACATCATTAATAAAATCATTATCAGTTAAACTACTTGCAATATATTGTTCAATAATAAAAGTTGTTCCATTTAAATATGAAATAATTTTACCTTGAAAACGATTTATTTCTGGTAAACTTAATCTTGTTGTTTGAACATCAGTAGTAAATTCTAATACTTTTGGCATTAATTTTTCAATTAATGCAAAATTTGTATTAATATTATCAGCTTCTGGTCCCCAACTTGTTGTATCATTTTTAATTACTATCATAAAATTTAATTTTTATGTTTACGATATATTGTTTTATATTTATTTTTTATATTTTTATTTTCATGTAATAATTCTTCATCAACATCAAGATTAAAAAATTTCTTTAAAATTTTAGAGAAAATTTTGGTAAAATTATCGCCAATATTTAAAAATAATTTTGCAATTTGTTCAGATAATGTTGTAACAAATAAACCAATAAAAAATGCTTCGATATTACTTATATTTGTAAAATACAAAACATACATTATTCCTGTAACAAAAATAATCATTGTTGATAAATACATTATTTTACCTGTACGACTAAGTTTCAACCCAACCATTATTTTTCTATAATAATTAAGGAACCCAACAATTAATAAAATTATTACAAATCCAAAAAATTGATGTTTTCGTTTTTCCCACATATAAATTCCTCCTAAGTTTTATTTAGTTTATATTAGTAATATATAGCAATAATTGAAATTAAAAATTATTAATTCATTTTTGCAAGATATATCGATTTATTAATGGTATGTAAATAATCATCACATAAAGCTATTAAACCATTATCAGATTCAACTTGATTTTTAAATTTAATAACAATAAGTTTTAAGTTTTCAAGTGCATTAATTAATGAATCAGTATCAGTTATAATACCTTTTAATTCACCTTTAATTATATCACCATAAATTGTGAAACCTTCTTCACCTAAATTATCTTGAAATTCGATTAAATCTTCCATTATATCATCAAGTAATCTATGGATAAATCCAATTTTTGACATCCAATGATATTCTCTAAATACTGATTTAAATCCTTCCAGAATACATAAAACCTGTATAAATTTATTTCTATTCATATTATTTTTTATTTAATTATTTCCGATAAAATCCAATTTTGTTGTTCCAAAATATTTTCATTATTTAATAATTTTGATGAAACAATATATTCGGTTAATGACATATTTTTTAATATTTTTTCAGTTGAATCCATAACAAAAACTATAAAATCATTAACATCACGTTCAATACTATAATTATTTGTTACTTCTTTCATATTTAAAATTTCAGCAATAACAAATTTCCCTGTTTCAAGTATTGAAATAATTTTATCTGTTATATCAAAATCGATTAGTTTTATTAAAACTCCTGGTTTTAATTTTGAATATATAATAAAATTATAAAAATTTTCATCTTCATCTAAACCAACAATTCCTGTATTTATAGCATTTACAATATATTGTAAACTCACATTATCATAAATTATTTTTTCCATTATATTATTATAAAAATTATTTTATATATTGATTGAATGTAAAAAATTATTTTTTACTTTAATCTTCAAAATCTAATAATTCAACTATTTGATTTTTTAATTCATGAGTACAATCATCTAAAAATTGAATTTTACCTTCTTTTATATATGAATGACATCTTCCACTTCCATCCTCATAATTTAATAATAAAGATGGATATAAGGTTGGAAATTCAAAATTATCATTAAAATCCCAACTTGCTCCATTTATTGGATTTGCAAAAGGTTTTGCAAAAAATGAATGTATTGATTTACATCCTGGACAATTAATTAAATATTGTCCTTCAACATTTGAAATTTTTAATATTTTTGACATTATTTCATTTTTATATATTCTGAATATCCATGCATCATTAATGAAAAACTATCAACAACATCATTAAATTTACTTGTTTGTTCAATAGAAATTTCAGGTAATAATTTTAAACCTTCATAATTTTCAATAAAAGATTTTATCATTGTTGGTTTATCAGCATTTCCATTTTTTGTAAAAAACAATTTATTATTTGATGGTGTTGGTGTAAAAATCTTTAATTTTATATTACTTTCAATACTAAAACGTATAACAATTTCTCTAACAAATCCTTGTAACATAATTAAACCAGAAACTGTTTTTAATTGATTTTTACCAGAAAATTGTGGCATAATATAATTTTCAATAGAATAAATAATTTCATTTGGTTGAAATTCTTTTATTGCATCTCGAATTATTATTCCAATTTTTTTAGAACATATCATTGCTTTTATTGTTGTTGTAACTTGTTCTAAATTATTTGTATTTTCATTATCCATTATTAAATCATCAACTAAAATATTTGTTGGCATTTTATATGTTATTTGATTTAAATTTTCAATTGGTTTAGGTACAAATTGTTTTTTCTTATTTGATTCATCATCAAATATAACTTTAAAAAATTGTATCTTTTTACCAATCTTATCTTCCAAATAAGATATTGTTATTCCTGTTGAAGAAAAAGATAAATCTAATCCAAATATTAATGTTTTTATCATATATTTAATGAATTAATATAACTTGAAAATGCTGAATATTTTGTTATTGTATTTAATTGGTCTTTTATCTTAAAAGTTAAAATTATATGATAACAACTATTATCTTCAATTCTATAATTTAAAATATAATTAGTTGTTGAATATATTAATTCATTTGTAAAAGCATCATGAATTTCCCATTTAACATCTTTTTCATCAATTACATAATTTTCATTTATTCTTGCTAAAATAATATCACCAATTTTTAATGAATATATACAATTTTCTGTAGAATCAACATTTGAATTAAAATTAACTAATCTTGAATATATTGATGAAATTGCTGGATAAATATAACCTTCAACTGTTAATGTTTTAATTGTTGAAGAAATATAAGTTACAAAACTTGGAGCAAATGAAGAAACTTTACCAAATAATGGTAAATCATAAGTTAAATTGATTGTTTTTTCAGCAAAATTAATTGTATTTAAAATATTTGTATCATATATTGAAGTTACAGTATTATTATTTAATGTATCAACTAAAACAAAATCATAAGTATTTTGATTGAAAACTATTCCTGTTTCTGTTCCCATTATTAAATAATATGGGGTTAAATAATTTTCTGGATTTCCATTTGAATCTAAATCATAAACATCCATAATAGTTACAAACAATTTATCCATAATTTTTGAATAATTTCCAATATTATGAACATCAATCAAAATAAATGTTCCTGTAGTTGCATCAAATATTCTTAATTTTAATGTTAAATTACTATCATATTTAAAACTAATTATTGATAATTTTTGACTAATATATTTTAATGGAATAGTATTAGTTATATTTGCGCATTTATTATTTTTATTTATATCTGGAATATCATATACTGAATTATTTGATAACCATTTAACAATATCATTTGTAAAAGGAACTTGATAATATTGAGATAAATCATAAGGAATTAAAACTTCAGGTAAAATATAATTTTGATTTCCTGTATTATCATTTGTTATTATGCTTGAAGAATTAATATCGTTTGATAAATTATTTGAATTATCTGCAAGTATTCCACTATCAAATAATTCAAAATCTATTCGATTAATATTTATATCTACATTATATTCATAAAAATATGTTTCAACATTATTATAAATATCTATAAAATCAACAGTTAATTTATAATTTCCTGTATTTACTGAAATTATTTGCAAATATAATTCATTATTTGTTAATAAAGTTTTTGGATATTTTAATATTTTAGATGTTGTTTCATTTACTAATTTAAATCTCACATAATTTCCTGGAGATTTTAATTTTAAATGTAAAATATTTCCAAAAGCTTTTTTAATTATTTCTAAATTAACTGTTGATATTAAAATATCTTCAAATATTTCTGAATCAACAAAAAATAAATCTTCATTTTGTTCATCAAAAATAGTTCCTGTTAATTCAGTATTATATGCTAATGGTGTATTATAAAGTAATTCAAAAACTTTTGAAACATTAAATTTTACTTCACTTCTATAAATTTTATTAGTTTTTTGTAAACAATTTGAAACTAAAATATTTTGAGTATTTTCATCAATATAATTAAATAATTCAATTGAAGAATTTTTTCTAAAATTAAAAATATCCATTTCAAATAACTTACACATTGTTGATGTTATGGATAAATTATTAACTGAATTGCTATAATAATTAATTGCAAAATAATCAATATTTTGTTCTTTTAATGTAAAATATCTATTTGCTAAAGCAATAACATTAACCAAATTGTTTGAAAATTCTGTTAAATCTTCAAATGTAAAATTATAATTGGGAAAATTATTTGAATCAAGTCCATTAATAGTTTGATTATCATATATTACATGATAATTTCCTGTTTTAATATCTTTTGTTTTATCAGGATTAACTGTTAAAAAATTCTTTTCTTCATTTAAAAATTCATCAAATACTGTAAGAGAATCTCTATTAAAACCAATTAAAACAAAAAATTTCTCAATCGAAGTTTTTGTTCCTTTATATTTAACAACATTTTTAAAATCCAATAATAAACGTTTTATCATTTCAGATTTATCAAAAGATGAATTTAATGCTGGTAATATTTGTTCATAATTTGGTAAATCATTATTAACTAATAAATCAAGATAATGTTCATTTGTTTCATCAATTATATTATCTAATTTCAAAGTAAAAATATAATTTGATGTTATATTATTTATTGAAACTATTGTTAAATTTATGGTTGTTTTATTTTTTGGAATATATATTGTATATCCAAAATTCGATTTATTTATAAATTGAAAAGCTTTATATGTTTGTAAATAATTTGTTCCAAGATTTTGTAATTCTTTAACACTATATAAAATTGGCATATCTTTTGATTGAAAATCAATTTGATTATTGAATTCATCAAAAGCTGAAACAATTTGAATATCAAAATTTTGATATGAATAAAAATAAAAACAATTATTTTTAATAATATGATTTTTTTCAAAAACATTATTATTAATATCATATAATATAAGTGGTAATAAATTCGATGTCATAAGTATTTTTTTATTCTATGAAAACTTTTTTACTTTGAATTTCATCCATTGATGAATCAACTTTAGTATTTTCAGTATTTAATTTTAATTGTCCAGATATTATTAATGGAGTTAAAGCAATTTTTATTGGTATTGTAAATGGAGTTGTACAAGCACCTGATATAGCATTCATCATATTATATATTTCTGTTATTGTATTTGCTTGATGTTTTATTATATCATGTAACCCTTTAACACCTTTATCTCCAAGAATTGTTGCTTCTTGATTTTCATTACCAATATCAATTCGATCTTTTGTTATAACAACAGAATTTACATCTGAAAATAATGATAATTTATCAATCTCTATTTGAATTTTTGTTTTATCATTAATAAATTCAATACCTTTACTTGATTTATATGTTAATTGAACATTTTTATCATTAATTTGTCTTTTAAATATTTCTAAATAATTTGTATAATCATCTCCTAATGAATTATCAACCAAATCTATTTTTTTACCATAAAAACATGTAGAAAAATTTTCATCAAAAATAATAACTGGAACAACATCATTTAATACTGGTAAATATGATAAACCATACCAAGGAAAATACCAAGGTAAATCAGTAATTGCTAATTTATCACTATAATTATCTATTGATACTCGGCAACGACAAATTTTTTGGTCATCATTAATATCTACAATTTTCCCAAATACTATTTTAATTTCTCCTAACATATATTAAATTAAAAATTTGAACGTTTATAAATATTTACTACTTCATATTTAATGTTTTTTTCCATACTTTTATTCTGTGAAGATTTATTTACATTATCTGTTGTAATTGAATCTATTGGAGTTGTTTGGTCAGTAAATAATGTTGGTTTATTTTTTATTTCAGGTCCGAGAGCATTTTTATAAGCATTTACAAAATCATCGGAAAAATTTTGCATTATTAAATTATCTAATTTTGTTACATTATTATTTATATAATCTTCACCAGCATTTATTCCTAAATCAACAGTATTTCTTGACATTGTTGCGAGTGATGTAGGGTCTGTAAAATCATGTAAAGCATTACCAATTGGAGTACTTGTACTTATAAACTTTTTTGGTGCTTGCTTTATTTTATCTTTTAAACCATTTAAAACATTACTTCCTTGATTTTTAAAAGCATCTTTCATTTGTTGTAACCAAGAAGCTTTAGCACTATTTGATAATTTATCTTGAGCTGCTGAAACTGCCAATAATTTAACAAAATCAAAATTTCCAATTATATTATTAAAAACTCCTGAATAAAAAGCAAATCTATAATTTAAAACTAAAGTATTTTTAACTTGTGGAGCTGCTTGTTCATTTGTTAAACTTTCAAAAAATGTTTTACCTGATTCTTCATTATTTATCCAACAACTTTTTAAAGATATTAAATGATGATTAAATTTATATGGGGTAGCTGAATTTGGATTAAAAAATCCATCAGCTAATTTATTTAATGTTGGCAAAATTTGTCCATCAGGGTCAGCAGTACTATTAATACTTTCAGTAATAGCATCATAATAAATCATATTATAATACCCACTTGCGTAAACTAAAACAAATACATCAAATCTTCGTAAATTCATTGGAATAACTTCAACTTTTCTAACATCATCAAACCAAATTTGTCTATAAATAGTTAAAATTGATTGAAATCTCATATCAATAGTTTCCCTTATTGAAAATGTTAATTTATCTTCATCTGTAAAAAAATCACTTGGTTTAACATTTGTAATAGTTTCTATTCCATCACAAGTCATTATCAAAAAATCATAATTTTTTATAAAATCTTTAACAATTTCAATCCATTTTTTCAACATTGTATATCTTTCAACTTCACCAATACGGTTTAAATATGCTAATGCAGAATCTGTAACTGATTCATCAGCAAATAATCCAGATGGTCTATCATAATTTATCATTAATTTAAAATTTAATGATAATGGGTCTGTATATGGAGTTACTAATGCACGAATTTCTGGAGTAATATAAGTTAAATCTTTTTCTAATTTTAATTCTGACATATATTTTGGAATTAAATTGTATAATATTTTAATTTACTTAATATTTATATATAGTATATCAATGATTTAAATTTTTCTTAAATCATAAATTAATAATAATTGAAATCAAAAAATTTTTTATATGGACCTTCCAATTTTAAGTCAGTTAAGAACAAATCAAAGTACATATATTACTTTTAGTAAAGCTTTATTAGATTTTGATAAAGCTGTCAATAGTAGTAAACCATATTATTTTACAAAAATGGTTGCTTTAAATTTACCTCAATGGCAAAGTCCAAATTTTTTCATTGATTTATCTACTATTGGTGTTACAGGTTCAAATCCTAATATTTTATTGCCAAAAACTATTCAATATTATATGGAAAATATTTGTCGCCAAATAATTGGTAGTGGAAATACTATTATTGAAGAAATTGTTGAAATTGCTTTTTGGAAAATGTTAAATTTAATGGGATTAACACAAGCCCAATATCAAGCATGTGTAACATTTATAAATACAATTTCTGTTAGTAATTTTATAAAATCTGATAATAATAATGGTTGGGGAGAAATTGTGTGTCAAATACCAAATAAATGTGACCAATTAACTCCAGCTTTTAAAAATTTATCAAATATTGCAAATATAGTTCAAGGAAATGATACTGATACTTGTTTATATGATAATGGAAATAATCAATTTGATTTTACAAATTTTAAAAGTGTTATAGATTTTCCAAATTGTACATTTGATACAATAACACAAGGAAATTTCAATTTTAATACATTATTGTTATTTTATACTGATGAAACAGGAATAAATAAATTACATGGAATTAATTTTATATATCCTTTTACGAATAATTTAACTTATTGGAGTTTACCAATATTTACACAATTAACAAATATTGTACAAACTATTGGGTATCAATTTAAATTCAATATAAAAACTTGTAATAATAGTGCTTCACAATTACTTGTTTATCAACAACAAGACCAAAGTTTTTATAATAATTTTGCTGATACTTTAGGTAAATTAAATTCATTTTTGGAAATTAAAATGAGAGAAAATGCCACAAGTTAATAATTATGTATATTTGGATTTATTTCTTCATGGAGAAACAATACATGAAAATATATTAACAAATCCATTAGAATTATTTTTTCAAGAAATTGAATTAGCTATTAAAATAGCTCCAAATGAGATTTGGGGAATTGTTGATGCTATTAATATAAGTAGATATGTTTTTAATAAATATGTAACTATAACACAAATTAAAAATGAAATTACTACTTATATAAATAGAAATTGTCAACATTCAAGTGATTATAATTTTGATGTTTCTGTTGAAACAATTAAAGCTGGGTATAAGGATTTAGTTTACATTGTTGTGAAAGTTCTTGCTCAGAATGAAAAAAATGAAATTCAAGAATTTTTACAGAAATTTTTATTGGGGTCTTAAATATTTAAGCAAATGGAAAGAATTACAACAATATTACAAAAATATATTAATGAACGTATTCCGCGTAAAGCAACGAATATTTTCTGGCAAATGTTTAATGGAATAGAAGCAATGTTTACAAATTTAGAATATCGATTAGATATTTTTAAACGTGAAAGAAATATGCTTACTGCTCAAAATTTATCAAGCTTAAGAAGTTTAGCTGCGGGTAATGGATTTGAACCAAAATTAAAAGTTCCTTCAAAAGGATTATTATTATTAAAAGCAAATCCAAAGCTTTTTAATAGATGTGGCTTTCCATTATTTTTAACACCATATAGTATATTTACAAATAAATTAACAAATTTAACATATTTATATGTTGGTAGTAAAACATTAAAAATTGATAATAATACTTTATATATTCCTGTTATTGAAGGTGAATTAAAAACAATTCAAAGTACTGCTACAGGAGTTACAATTGAAAGAGTATATTTACAAGATGAAAATATTGCTGAAAATTCAATAGTTATAGATTCAAATGGAATACAATATCAAGAAGTTAAAAGTTTTTTTGATAATGAAAATGTTAATGATAATAAACAATTTTTAGTTAAATTTTCAAGTAATTCACAATTTCCAATAATTGTTTATATTAAGGGTTTAACATATAATGATACAATTAATATAAATTATCAATTAACTTCTGGAGAAATTGGTAATATTGATGGTAAAGTTGAATTTGATACTGAATCAATTATAGATAATTTAGGTTCACAAATTGTTCCAGATGATACAGAAATTTCTATTTATAGTATTTCCGGATTTGATTTAGGTAGTAATGGAACAGATGAAAATACTTTAAGAGCTGCGATTGGATATAATCATGGAAGTTTATTATTATTTGATAATCAAAGTTATCGTAATTTTTTAAGTAAATATTCTACAATTTTATTACAAAATATTTTAATTGATAATACAAAAAAATCAATTAATAATATTTATTTATCAAAAAAACAATCATTAAATTTAAATGGAAGTATAAAAGATTTAGTTTTTCAATATCAAAAAATTGTTGATAATCAATTATATTTTTTAACAAGTATTGAAAAAGATAATTTAAATGCACAAATTGAAGAATTTGAATTTTCAATGTCAAGTCATAATATATATGATTCATTAGTTTGTAAATATGCTTTTCAATTAAAATTTGATAGTTCAATTAATTGTAATTTATATTTAGAAGATATTCAACAAATTTTATATTCAGCATTTTCAATATTTTTATATAATAAAAATCATTTAATTAATATTGATACAATATTCGAAACTTTTATGACCAACAATAATATTAAATTTGAATATTCTGTATTTAATGAAATTGATGAACAAAATAAAATAAATAGTTTAAAATACGAACCAACTTCATCTATAATATTACATGATAAATATTTACCAATATTAAAAGGTGATTTTAATATTTGTGATAGTTCATTTAATGCAATTAAATTATTTTTCGATATTAATATGGTATCTGAAACATAAAATAATATAAACTACTCAATAAATAATAATAAAAAGTATATATAATAAAATTGTATATACTTTTTTATTTTGGAAAAATAAATCAATCAATAAAAAATAAAATTTATAGATATAAATATTTTAATAAAAAAATTTAATAACATTTAAAAAAAAATTTTATGAGTGCTAATGATGCTTTAAAAAATGCTTTTTTACAAAGTACTGTAACTGATGAAACCGTAATAGCTGTAAAAGCTGAAGACGTACAACAATCATCAGGAATTGATTTCTCCAAACACTACTTTGAACCTAAAATTGGTTCATCGTATTTAATTAAATTTCTTCCTAATCCTGGAGGAGACCCGTTAACACATCGTTCGTTATACAAAAATCTTCCAGACCCTGAACGCAAAGGCAAAACTTTCCATTATGTTTCTTCAGGTAATGCTAAAACTTGTAAAGCTTTAGAATTATTTTTTGAATTGCATGCTTTGAAAAAAGATGGTGATGCTGTTGCTGAGAAAAAAATTGATAAATATCTTTCAAGAACAAATCAAGCATGTGCAAAAATTCAAATCATACAATCTCCTGAAAAAGAAGAAATTGGTATGGTTAGAATGTTTACATTTTCAACTTATGGACCAAATGCTTCTGTTGCAAATTTAATAAATAAAAAATTAAATCCAACAAAAGAACAAATTCAACAAGGATTTGAAAAAGAAGATATTTTTGATATTTTTGAATCTTCTGTAATGTCAATAGTTTGCACCGAAGCAAATTATGATGGTGTAAAAGGACGTGATTTTTCAGCTTCTGACTGGGCACCGAAAAAAAGAGGTGCTATGGTAATAATGGATGATGAAAAAATTCATAATTTTAGCAAAAAAGACATCGAAAATGGTGCAATAGTTGAATCTTCATTAGAAGCATTTAATAAATTTGTTGAACAAGTAACACATGAAGATTACGATATTTATACTTATTTTTCATATAAAGAAGTTGATGATAAACGTAATACTAAAGAAGTTAATGATTACATCAAATCAGTAAATGCAAAAGTTGATGAAATTATTCCCGTTATAAGGGAGAAAACTTTAGCTGAAATTGCTCAATATGGTAAAAAAGATACTTCTGAAAATTCATCTAAAAAAGATGAAAAAACAACTGATATTTATGCTGAATCAGTACCGGATGAATTAGCTGGTTCTGTTATGAATGCAAATAAAACAGAAGAACAAAAACCTATTGATAAGAAAACAACTAAAAAAGAAGAAAAATCAAAAAATGTTGAATCAAAAACTGAAGAATCATCAGAAGTTGATGATATTTTAGCTGAATAATTTCAATATATGCAGTAAAATTAAAGGGTGAACTTGGTAAATAAAATTTCAAGTTCACCTTTTTTTTTAATATTAAAATTATGAGATTTCAAGTTGTTAACGGTAAAAATAATAAAATTTTTGTTGCTATATCTGATATAATTACAAAAGAAGATATTGAATTACAAGAAATTGTAAGAAATGTTTGTTCAAGAACTGAATATAAACCATTTGTACAAGGTTTCAATAAAAATATTTCTTATAGTTATTTATTTAATGATATATTTTTTCCAGTACAATTTTGGCAAGATGTTAAAACTCAATTAGAAAAAATAGCAACTTTTCCAATTCATCTTGAAAATGAAGAATTATTATATAATAATGAATTTTCTCGTGATGACTTTGATGAATTTATTAATCAATATAAATTTCCTGAAGAAATAATTATAGATGCTGATGAATATAAATTTCAACAAGATTGTGCTTTTTTATCTATTCAAAATAAAATTGCAAGAATTGAAGTTGGAACTGCTGGAGGAAAAACTTTTATAACTTATTTATATTGTAAATATTTACATGAAAAAATAATTCCAAAAAATAAAAAAATATTAGTTATAGTTCCTTCAAAATTATTGTGTAAACAATTACAAAAAAATTTTAAAGAATATGAAAAATTTATTGATAAAAAATTAATTGTTGAAACAATATTTTCAGGAGCAACAGCTTATTTAGATTCTGATATTGTTTGTGGAACTTATCAATCATTAAGTAATTATGACAAAGAATATTTTAATGATTTTCATGTAGTTATTTGTGATGAAGCTCAAGGAGCAAAAGCATATTCAATAAAAAATGAAATTTATAATAAAACATTAGATGCTGAATATTTCTTTGCAATGACTGGAACTTATCCAAAATATAAAACTCTTGATTATCTTCATATAGTTTCTATGTTTGGTCCATTAATATATGTTAAACAAGCATGGGAATTAATAGAAGATGGAGTTGCAACTCCAATTGTAATACATAAAATAAAAATTGAATATGAAGAACTTAAAGATTATTCTGTAAATTTAAAAGAAAATGGAATTATTGGAAAAGAAAAATATCAACTTGAAAAAGAATTTTTTCATAGGTTAGAAACTCGAACAAAAATATTAGGTAAACTTTTAAATGGTATTCCTGGAAATGCTTTAATTCTTGTTGATACAGTAGAATATTGCGGAATATTATATGATTATTTAACAAATTTTTGTCAAAATAGAGAATTTGGAATAATTCATGGCAAAACACTTGATAGAGATGATATTATTGAAAACATGAAAGAAACTGAAAATTATGTAATTATTGGTACTTATGGTACAATGAGTACAGGAGTTTCAATTAATAATATTAAATTAATGTTTTTCCCTGATGGAGGAAAATCTGAAATAAGAATAAGACAAAGTTTAGGAAGAGGAATGCGAAAATTTTTAAATAAAACTTTATGTATGATTTTTGATTTTCAAGATAATTTAAAAGGTTGTGCATTTAAAAACCATGCTGTTGAAAGAAATAGGATTTATACTGAACAAAATTTCCCAACAAAAATATCAATTGTTAAAATTTGATTTATTAACTTGAAAAAAATTTTTAAATTAATTGTGAATATATAAATTTATTAAATAATATTAAAAAAATATCGAAATATGGATACTCAAAATTTTAAAAAATCAATTTTTGAAAAGGTTTTTGACCTTCCTGCAGTTTCAAAAGAAATTGAAAAAGATTTTTCATTAGATGAATTTTTGGAAAATAATACTTCATTAATTTCAAATGTTTCTCCAAGTAAAGTTTGTAATTACTTATTACAATGTGCAACAACTTTAGCAACCAAAAAATATCCTGCTGATATAATTAAAAATGTTTATAATGCAGAATCTGTTAAATTTGCAATTTTAGCTAATCAAAAAAATCTTATTGATACTCCAATATATAAAAAATTAGCTAAAATATTTTATGAAATTCTTGTTAATTCAAGTAATTATACTATTATGTATAAAGCTTCTTCAATGAAATTTTCAAGAGTTACAAAAATTGAACCAACTCATCCAATGGAATTTTATTGGTTAATTCCATTATTTATAAACACAAAAGTATTAACTTCAATAAATTTAAATAATATTATTGAAGAACAAATTAATATTTCAAGAGCTGTTGAAGATTATACTGAAGGATATGAATATTTTGTTCAAAATGTATCAAGTTTTGATAAATCAAATTACAAACAATTTGTTCAAGATGGTTTAATTGAAATGATTCGAAAATCAAAACAATAACTAAACAAACTTTTATAAAAACTACAAATGCCTGAAAATAATACTGAAGAAAATTCTCCGTTATCACAAAATTTTTTACAAAATGTATATTCACAGTTAACAATAAATGATGAATCATTATTTGATGTTAAAAACGAATCTCAACTTGTTGAAACTGCTATGTCAGAATGCTTCGATAAAGAATTTTTAATGATTGAGACAAATATTCTTCAAAATAATAGTATGTTGATTAATAATAATCTTGTAAAATTTATACAATTTTGCAATACAAAACATAAAAATAAAAAAGTTGGAATAATTTTTATTGGATTTTGTGATTATTTTGATTTAAATTATAATAAAACTTATTTAGTTTTACATGAAAAACTTCAAACATTAATAAAAAATAATGCTAAGAAACTTTGTGGGAAAACAATTTATTTAAAAGAAGAAAATAAAAATCCAACAACAAATAAAAATGTATTTACTTTATTTGATTTAATAAAAAATAAAAATGATTAATTCATCTGTAAAATATAGTTTTGAACAAATTCAAACAGGATTATTAGGATTTGTTGGAAATATTGAATTAAAACTTAGGGAAGTTAATGAAGAATTACCTGTTTTCATATTGCAAACAGGTGATTTTTCATATATTTTGGATAAAAAATTTACAGAAAATACAAATAAAGAAATATATCAAAAAGTTCCAAGATTTATAATAACTCTTGATGATATTCAATATCAAAGTGACCAAAATACAAATCCATATAATAAAATAATTTATTATTTTGAAGAACTACCTTATACATGTACAGCTCGAAGACTTGCAATAACACTTCCATTAACAACTGATTTTGTTTCTCCAAATTTAATAAAAGCTTTTGAAAATTTTGAAATAATGTCAACAATTATTGCTAAACCAAATATTTATACTTATGAATTTCTTGGTAATACTTTTGAAGCCGCGTATGTTATAACAGTTCCAAGTATTGAAAAACCAACAATGGATGTTGGTTCTGGTACAAGAGGAGTTAGTATTAAAACATCATTTGAATTACAACTTCAATTATTAGTTCCAAGAATTGAAAGTATTAAATTATTATCAGAATCTGGATTTGAATCTGTAAAATATGATTTATTGATAAAACCTGAAGATATTGGTATTACATTTAACAATAATAATCCATAATAAAAATTTTAAATATGTTTTTTAATTTAATGACAAAATTATTTGGTTTCTTAGAAAATACTGAATCAACTAAATTTAAAAGAATAATTTATAAATTATTTATTCCAATATTTTTTATTTTAGAATATATTGTTTATAAATATTTTTGGGAAAAAATAATAATTCCTGAAATTATAACAAATGATGAAATTTTTAATTTTATTGATAATAATGAATTTGGAATCAAATATGGTAGATTTGTTAAAAAAGATTTAATTGATACAAACGAATATTATGATTCAATGAAAATTGATGAAGCTCGAGTATTAATAAAAGAAGAATTTGTAAAAAAATTAACAATGTTAATTGATAAAAATTGTTTAATTGATATTGAAAATTATATAACTTTACAAGTTTTAACCAAAGAACTAATAACATCAAAAAATGGTAATTATTATAATAACAAATTATATACTGTTTATATTCAGTTCTGTAGATATTTTTATTTAATTCGAAGCTTAAAAATATTAATTTATTGGATATTAATTTTATTATCTATATTTATTTTAATATTAAAATTCGGAACATTTTTCAATCAATATTTTCATTTATAAATGGATATAATCAATAATAATAATTTATATAATAATGAATAATAAAAACAATCAATCACAATTAAGTCAGGAACAGTTAGAAAAAATGTATTCTGACCAACAAAATTTTTTCCATTCTGGAATAAAAAACAATATCACTAAATTAAAAGAAAAACATACTTTACAAGGTATCTTAACACAAGCATTAGTTACAATTCAAAATGATAATAATATAAATACTGAGCCATTTGTATTATTAGGTGGTTTAGCATATCTTGTTGGTATTGATTTTACATCATCAAAATATTTGGATATTAACATTTGTAATAATGTTAAAAAACGTTTTGATGAAATAAATTTAAGTGATGATGAAATAAAATTATTTTCATCTTGTATGAGCATAATTCAAGAAAAACATATTCTTGAAGCAAAAGATTCATTAAAAGAACTTATCAATAAACGAGTTAATCCTGATAATATTACATTAAATGTAAATTTATTAAGAGCTGATATTTTAAATATTTTGAATAATTCTATATATCCTGTTTCAATGGCTATGGGGGTAGAAGAAATTAAAAGTAATCAAAAACTTACTTATCATGATTATTTAAAAATCAATTCCTTATTACAAAAACAATGTAAAATTCCTGGAAATTTAATTAAAAAGTTAATAAAAATTTATGGTAATCCATTATACGCAGCGATAATGGAAAAATCTAAAAAATATTTTGATGAACAAAAATTTGCTGTAATTTATTTAGATAGTATTTTATCTATTGTTGAATCAAATGCAAAAATATTAAAAAATTATGGTTTAACTTCAATTATTGAAACAATTTTAATTGAATCTACATTATTAAATTGGGAAGATATTAATTTAGTTACTGATAATCTTAAGAAAAAAGAAACTGAAGAAGCTGAAAACAAAAAATCTGATTATGTTCAAGATGAAACTGTTGATATAAATGATTTAATGGATAATCATCCAGATTTATTTGTTTCTGAAATCCTTAAGGATTTATCAAAGAAAAATGAATTAACAATAGATGATATTTTATTAGCTATTGATAAATTAGTTGATGATGGAGATGATTATTCGCAACACATTTTTACATATTTAAGAAAATTATTCAAAGATAGAAAAAATGTAACATTTAGTAAATTATATCCAAATGTTAAATATATTGATTTAATGAAATCTTTAGAAAATAATTACAATACATCTAAAGATATTTATGAAGGAATTGTTGAATTAACATGTAAAGAAATTCCATCAGAAATTTTAACTAAAGTTGTTGGATATATAAATTTAACAATATCCGGTTTAATTCTTGTTGATGATAATCAAAAGCAATATTTGGTTTCTCAAATGGTTGAAAATCAAATTAAAACTTATAAACAATTACAACAAATTGTTGGTTTAATTGAAAGTTGTGATTTAAAAGGTTCAGATGCAATGAATTATGTTGCATTATACAGATTTTTAAAAGAAAATACTGAAATTGAAAAAGTTTTTGAAGAATCTGATAAACTTGATAAAACTTTTATTGATTTTTCAATTATTCATGCTTTTTATGAATGGTTTAAGGAATTTGAAAATATCGATAATAAAGAAGAATCTAAAGAAGAAAATGCTGAAGTACCAACAATTCCATTAATTCCTGAAGAACATAAAACACATTCAAAACACAAAAAATAAACTTCCATTAAACACTTTAATATAATTCCGAAAATAGGGGAGCAATCCCCTATTTTTTTAATCAAAAAATTTTATGAGGAAAATTATCAGTAGATTTAAAAAAATTATTCGTTTTAGTGTAACGATATTTGCTTCAAGAGAATTTGCATTTATATATTGTATTTTAGGAACCTTAGCACAACTTGCACATACATATTTTTTAACTGAAAGCGTATCTTCATTATCTGGAAATTGGAAAGTTGTTCAAGCAATAATTGTTTCAGCATTTATAAGTTCTTCATTATTATTTTTTGTTGCTATTGCCGATAATGAAAAAACAAAAGAATCTCGTAGAATTAATGTTGCTGTAAATTTATTTATGTTTGTAGAAATAGTAATTAATATTTATTATTATTCTCGACATTTAATAATTGATGTTGCTGATATAAAAATATTTGATTTTATTTTTGGTTTATTAGTTTCATGTTTAATTCCTATAACAATTAAATTATATGCAAGAACAATTAGAGCCAAAGAATGGATGATTGAAATGGAAGGAGAACAAGAAATTCAGATAAAAGATTTTGATGTTGAAAAAATTAATAGTATAATAAATCAAAAAATTGTTGATTTTTTCACTGAACATCCAAATACTCAAGAATTTGATATTAATGAAATAAAAAATCAAATAATGCAAACACTTGATACTGATATTGCAACGATTTTTGATAAAAATCAAAATTTATTTTTAAAACAATTTGAAAATAAATGCAAATTAATGATGAATACTCTTAATGTTACTACAGATTAATTTGAATAATAAATCATCTAAATTATTTTAAATAAAATGGATATAATAATAAATGATATAATTATATGGATGAAAACATATTACTTTTAGAAAAATATTTTCCTAAAAATTTTGATGAATTAATTTTACCTGTCAGAATTAAAACAGTTTTATTAAAAACAATGACTAAAACTGGTTTTAGAATATTATTATATTCAAGTCCTGGAACTGGCAAAACAACAACTTCAAGATTAATGACTGTTGGTCATGATGTTAAATATTTATCAGGTTCAAATGATTTTAAAATTGATACATTTAGAAATACTGTTGTTCCATTTTCTTCTGGATTTTCTGTTTTAAATAAATCAAAAACAGTTATTATAGATGAATGTGAAAATATTCAAGATAAATTACAAGACGCTTTCAAAATAGTTTTGGATAAATGTATGAATGTTAATTATATTTTTATTACAAATGAAATTGAAAAAGTAAACGAAGCAATTAGGTCAAGATGCACAAATCTTGATTATGATTTTATTGGAACTGAATTAGAAGAACAAAAGAAAAATTTCATACAATTTTGTTTAAATGTTTGTAAATCAGAAAATATAAACTTTGATAAAAAAGGAATGAATACTTTATTTAGAGTAAATTTTCCTGATTTTCGTCATGTATTAGTTCATTTACAAGAAATTAAAGATTCAAATGAAGATGTTACTTTTGAAAATATAAAAAAATTAGTTGATTCAGGCAAACAAAATATCGAATTATATTCTATTATAGAAAATTTATCATTAAATGGTAAAGAATTTTATGAAGAAATGACAAAATTTAAAGGTAAGGAACGAGAATCTCTTTTATCATTAGGTGAACCATTTTTTGAATATTTAAATTCAAAAGAATTGTATAATAAAACTTTAGAAGCTGCGATAATTGTTGATAAATATTCAACAAATTTTGTATCATCTATTGGTAAATTTGGAACTTTATTAGCTTGTATTGTTGAATTAAGAAGTATATTCCGATAATCAATTGACCTATGGTGTAACGGTAGCACGACAGCTTTTGGAGCTGTTTGTCCAGGTTCGAATCCTGTTAGGTCAACAAATAAAAAAATATGATTAATAACATTTCAATTATAGTAGCATTTTCAGAAAATAATGTTATTGGTAAAAATGGAAAAATTCCATGGTATATTAGCGATGATTTAAAAAGATTCAAAAAACTTACAACTGACCATACAATTATAATGGGTAGAAAAACTTGGGAAAGTTTACCAATAAAACCATTACCTAATAGAAAAAATATTGTTTTAACAAAAAATCCTGATTTTGTTGAAGGTGCTGAAGCAATTAAAAGTGATTCAGTTCAAGAAATTCTTGATTATTGTAATAATCATGAAAATGAAGAAATTTTTATAATTGGTGGAGAACAAATTTATGAAGAATTTTTACAGTTTACATCTAAAATATATTTAACTTATATTGATAAAAAAATTGATGGTGATACATATTTTCCTAAATTAAATAAAACTGAATGGAAAACAATTGAATCAGAAACTCATTTTGATGAAAAAAATCATTTACATTATATTTTTAATACTTTAATCAAAATTTAATTATGAGAAAAATACAAATAATTTTAAGTGATGATAAAAATAATTCAATTTCTGCTGAATCAACAATAGAAAATTTAAATAATATCATGGAATCAATAAATCTTAATGGTATTGATGTAATGATAGCAAAACAATTACAAGAATTAAATAAAGTTAATAAAATTAATGTATTATGTAAAACTCAAGTATTATCAGTTAAAATAAGAATTATAATAAATGATATTGATAATCATAAATCAATTGAATGTGAAACAACTTTGGATGAATTACCTAAAATTAATGAAATAATTTATAAAAAATATTTGGAATTAAATGAATTATGCCCAATTGATTCTAATTTATTATCTGAAAATCAATTAAAATTTATAAATTCAAATTCTTTTAATACTTATCAAATAACATAAAATATGATTTTTATAATGTTGTCAAAAGAAGATTCTGAACAACAAAAAAATATCATAAAATTTATCAAAGAAAAAATCAAATATAATAATATTAATTATCATATTATTTATAATCCAAAACATATATTTGAAAATACTTTGGTTGATATAAATCATTCATTAGATATTGTGCTTTGGCATCCAAAAGTTGCATATAATAATCTTGAAATTGTAAAACAATTTAAAAATTCGATAGTAATTCTTGAAAGACCTTCATTATTAATTCAAAAAGTTAGTGAACATAATCCTATCAATGAAAATACTGCAATTAATCATGGATTTTATTTAATTTATATAAATCCTGAAAGAGATGATATTACAAATAATGAATGGAGATTAGTTGTTCAAGAAGAAAATTATTTAATGGATGTTGAAAGACTTTTAACACTTATTAAAAAAGATGATGATAATACAAAAAACACTGAAATTGTTATTCAAGATGTTTTCGATGATATAATAAATTTTTCTAAAAATCAAATAAATTTAAGTTAACATGACAAAAAATAAAAAATATAATATATTTGTTTGTGGTTTATCAGGTTCTGGCAAAGATTCCATTTCAAATTATTTACGTGATGAACATGATTTTATTAAATTACGTATTGCTGGTACAATAAAACATATTATTTGTGAAAAAAGAAATATACCTTTTGATAAACTTGATGAAGAAAAACGTAATAATCCTGAATTAAGAGAATTGCATCATACTACTGGTAATTATTTAGGTGATGAAACAAATTCATTATCTGGAACAATTAATAGAATACATCAATTAATTGATGGAAATGCAGTTGATTTTGATATGTTTAAAAATTCTAAAACAAAACATAAAATTATTTGTGATGTTCGAAGTAAAATTGAATCTGAAATATTTTTAAAAGCTGGTTATATTGGTATTTATTTAAGACGTCGACCAAATGAACATAGACATCTTGGGCATTTCACAGAATCAAATTTATTTGAAAATGGAGAATTATTAGAAATGATAAAAAATTATCCAAATAATAAATTTTTATTAATTTTTAATGATAATGATATTAATTATGTTCAAGAAATACAAAATTGGATTAATATAACACAAAATAATCCAAATGTTTATTGTTTAGGTACTAATGGAGTTTTAGAAAATATCTACGAATTTATTAATTATAATATTTTTGAATATTAAAAATAATTTTAAATAATATGAAAAGAATTTTAGTTATTGATGGCAATTATTTTGCTATGAGAGTTTTGGGGCAATTAAATATGAAAGACTCAGTTAATAATCTTGAATCAAATATTGAAAAAAACAATTTTACTTCAGCATTAAATGCTTCATTAATTAATTTATATACAACATTTAATAATGATTCAAAACATTTAATTGATAATGTTATTTTCTGTACTGATAATAAATCTTGGAGAAAAGAAATTCCTGCCCATCGTCCATATTATATTGCAGAAGAATCTGATAAATTAATTGAATATAAAGAACAACGTAAAGAAGTTAAAGAAAAATCAACAATAAATTATGATAATTTTTATTTTTTATATAATAATTTTGTTCAAAGTATAAAAGATAAACTTGTTGTCTTTGATATTGAAGGTTTGGAAGGTGATGATGAAATTATGTTATTAAGTAACAAACTTGCTGGTAATAAAAATGTTGAATTATTAGTATTTTGTACTGATGGAGATTTAAACCAAGTAGTTAAAGATAATTGTATGTTATTTAGGAATATTCGTAGTAAAGATGTTCCAAATGGAGAATTTGTAATATCTTTAAAAAAATATGGTCAAATATTTGAAAATAAAAATGCTAATCCATTTTTATCCAATAATACTGATAATCTTGATTATAAAAAATTATTTTCTATTGCAATTGGAAATACTAATGATAATTTTAAAATTGAAAGAACTCTTCATAAAGGAATTAATATTGCAACTCCATTTTTAGTAGCTTTAGAAAAATCTATTTGTGGAGATAAAAAAGATAATATTTTCTCATTAATGAGTTGGAAATCAACAACAGGTACTAAAGATTTTAAAATTACTGAAGCTCATTTGGAAAAAGCTTTAAAAGTTCATGGTTATTATTTAACTGAAGAAAATTGTCAAAAAATATTATCTGACAAAGAAGCCTTAATCAATCTATTATTAGCATTACAATCAATAACAAAACAAAAAGATATTAAAATAGATTTGATTGGTAAACATTTGAAACATAATTTAAGAATGATTGTTTTAAGTAGAAGTAATATTCCTGAAAAATATTTGGATGCTTTTGATATTCATTGGTTAAAGAATGAAGAACGCATTCTTGAAGGTGATGTAGATTTTTCAAAACTTAAAAAATTCAATGTTAATATGAAAGATTCAGCTATTGAAGTATTTGAAAATTCTTTACCTGATATGAATGAAATATTAAAATAATATGAATGATAATTGGGAAACTCTTATTTATCAATTTATTGATAATTTTAAAAAAATTCTTGATACGGAAATATTTTGGTTAAGGAATATTGAAGATTGGAAAACTCATTTACCTAAATGTATTGATAAAGATACTAATAATATAAAATTAGAATTTTTTTCTGTTCAAAATGTTATATTTTTAAGAAAACCTGATTCAATAACTTATGAACAACTTATTGAGGTTGTATTAAAAAATCATATATCAGAAATACTTGATGAAAAACAAACACCAAAATATTTTTATATTGATTCTAAAATGGAATTTGAAATAGTTTCAATGCAGATTCAAAATTTAAACAGACAATATAAAATAACATGTTCAGCTAATTAAAAACAATAAATTAGGATATAATTAATAATAATTTTTAAATAATAATAAATATGAATGACGAAGTTGTAACAACTATTGAACAATTGATGCAAAAATACGGATTTAAACGTATAGAAAAATTTGAAGATTTCAAAAATCTTTTTGATGTAACTAATTTAGATGAAGATAATTCTCCAAAAATTATAACAACAAAAAAATCTTTATTAATTTTTGATAATCAAAATTTTAATGAAACATATTTAATTGATTTAATAAATCAATATTTTGATGAATCAATGATTAATATTCCAAGTTTAAATATTGATTTCTTCTATATTGATGCTCCATTAGTTAGAGCTGAATTATTTACACCAAATATTATTGAAGAAGAATATGATACAATTGATAATTTAGAAAGAAATTTTTTGGTTCCAACAATCATGATTATAAATCCTGAAGAAGAACAATTAACTTTCTTTACTGAATCAATTGTACCATTTGATTTAGATAGTGTTAAATCATGTTTAACTTGGTTACTTAATGATTAATAAAACTCCAAATTATACAGCTTTTAATAATTTTCAAGAAAGATTTTTTACTGATAAAAAAGCTTTTGATGAATATTCAAATTTTGAAGTAAAACAATTTGGATATATGTTATTAAATAATATTGCTAAAGGATTCCCAAATTTATCTAATTTAATTCTTAACTTAAAAGGATTTAATTGGAAAGCTGCTGAAAGTCCTGCATTATTAAAAGCTTTACAATCTGCGAAATTTGTTAATGGATTTTCTAAATCAAGAATACCTCAATTTATTTATTTCAAAAATTTAAAACCTGAAAAGGAAACAAAATTAAAAATTACTAAAGAAGGTATTGAATTTGATACAGAAACTAAATCAAAAATTTGTAGTATTTTAATGATGGATTCAAAATCTTATGAATATTTCAAATTTTCAAAAAAAGTACAATTTTTAGGTAAACAATTAATTGGTGAAATTGCCCAAACTTCAAAAATAAAACCTAAAAAGACTAAAAAATAAATATAAATGTATTTCATTATTCATAATTTATATTGGTGATGGCGGTTGATTTCGATAATAAATATCGAAATCTCCGCCTTTTGTTGGTTTCATATATACACAAAAATAATTTAATAATTTAAAATAAAGTAATCATGAACTTAAGTAAAATTCTTTCAATAATAAAAATTATTGCAATAGTTATAAGTATTCTTTTGGTACTTGGTGTTGGATATTTATATAAAGAAAATAAAAAATTAAAACTTGATAATGAACGAGTTTCAAATAATTTTCAAAATTCTCAATTTTTAGTAGATTCTATGCGAACAAAATCTGGTCAATTAGAATTTTTCTCTAAAGGTGTCACATTAAAAGTAGATGAATTATCACAATTCAATCAAAAATTAGTTTCAGATATTGAAGATATGAAATTAAAAATTAATGATTTAGATGGAATTGCAACAGTTAATTATAATTATAATTATTTTAATGACTCATCAAAAATTACAAAAATTACTGATACAACATTTATTAATACATTTACAGATAAATGGCTCAGTATGAAAGAAAAATTAACTATTTATAATTATGGTAAAAATCTTAGAGCTGATAGTTTAAATATAGGATTAACTGATAGTTTATTGATGCCATTTCAAATTGATTATAAACGAGTTTGGATATTCTGGAAAAGACCAATAGGTGTTACAGTATTTGTAAAATCAAATAATCCACATTTTAGTGTAAATAAGATTGAATATATAAAACTAATTAAATAACATGGAAATTCGTATTATAAGTAAAATGAATGATACAGAAAATACTTTTCTGTATAAAAAAACAGACAAAACATTTGAAGAAATTCAAAACTTTTTAGAAAATTTATTTGAATATGATAATGCAAGAAGTATAATTAATTTATTGATTACCGATGGAATAACTAATTATTGGTTAGATAATAATATTAAAAATTCTGATTGGAAGAAAAAACTTGTTAAATTATCAAACAAATATTTATTTCAATATCTTCCAAAAGTATTTCAACAAACTGAAAGTTTTAATAATTATATAACTCCTGATGATGAATTAACTTCTTTTTCAACTAAAAAAGATAGATATGGAATAATATCATATTTTCCATGTATTGATAAAAAATCTATCAATAGTTTTTTTATTTCATTTTTTAGAGAATTTGAAATTGATGATAAAAAATTTGAATTATATGCAAGATATGATGATGAATTTTTTGATTTTGATGAATTATTATTTGATAATAGAGAAATAAGTAATATTAAAACTGAACAATTTGGGTTTATAGATTCACAAATGGAATTTATGTTTCTTCAATTACAACGTGAAGGAATAAAAAATGAACTTGAATATTTAAAACCTTTTACAAAACAAGTTGAAATTAAAGTAAAAGATGTTGAAAATCATAATGGTTCAGGTACTGATATGTTTGATTTTGGTCCTTGGAATAAATAATAAAAAAATGCAAACTCAAACTCAACAAGAAATAAACGAAGCTTCTAAAAAACTTAATCCAACAATTAAGTTAAGACAAGTTTTTGACCCAAGAATTATAGACCCGGAAACAAATTCAGGTTTATGGTCTTCTGAGTCTGTTGAGTTAGCTTTGAACGGACTTGCTGAGGGATACAAACTTAAGGATAACCCATTTTTAAAGTCAGTTAAAGGTTTCAATCTTCGTAAACATAATTTACCTTTTAAGTATTCTGATGAAGAAATGAAAATCATGCACATTTGTGCAAAAGATAAAGAATTTTTTTGTGATAATTTTGGTAAATTAAAAGATGGAGACCAAGGTTGGCAAAATATTGATTTATATAATTATCAAAGAAATTTATTAAAACGTTATACTGATAATAGATGGAATATTGTGATGTTTCCAAGACAGTCTGGTAAAACTACTACTACTGTTTTGGAAATATTACATTATGCTATCTGGAATATTGATAAAGATATGGTTGTCATTGCACAATCAGATAAAGTTGTTAATGAAATTTTAGCAAAAATTAAAGAAGCTTTTGCAGGTTTACCTTTCTTTATGCAACCTGGATTTATTTCTTTCAATAAAAAAGGATTTACTTTAGATAATGGTTGTAGATTAACTATTGGTATTGCTGCGGAATCTGTTGTTCAAGGATTTGCATTAGATTTTCTTTATATTGATGAATTTGCATATATAAAACAATCTTTAGTTGATAAATTTTGGAATAATATTTATCCATCATTATCAAAAAATCCAAATTCTAAATGTATTATAACTTCAACTCCTAATGGTAGAAATAAATTCCATAGTTTATGGGTTGGTGCTGAATCAAAAGCAAATAAATTTATACCTTATAGAATTTATTGGTATGATACTCCTGGTAGAGATGAACAATTTAAAATTGATACAATTGCTAATATTGGTATTGAAGGTTGGGAAATGGGATTTGAATGTTCATTTGATACTCAATTAAAAAGTATATTTAATTCAAAAGTTCAAATCAAATTAAGAGGATTACAAAATGATAATGAAAAAAATTGGTCAATGGATAATCATCCAATTGGAAATCAATTTCAAATAGATTTTATATCACAAAATATTGTAAAATATGATTTAAAAAATGATTGGTTTTTATTAGGTATTGATTTAGGTGAAGGTTTAGGTCAAGATAATACCGTAATTAAAATTAAAAAAATTGAATGGGATATTCCTGAACAAAAATTAAAATTCAAATCAATTGGTATATTTAAAAATAATGATATTGCTGTTGAAGATTTTGCTGAAATGAATTTGAATTTAGTAAAACATTTTGATGCAAGAAAAATACAATTAATTGTTGAAAATAATACTTATGGTGGTGAATATTTTGCACAAGTTGATAGTTTAAGAATAAATAATTCTGAATATTTTAATTTTGATAATACAGTATTTGCACAATTTCATCGCGAAGCAAAAAATGGATTTGAACGTGGTATAAGATGGAATCCTCATAATAAAAAATTGGGTGTAAAATCATTTTCAGGACTTATAGAAAAAGATACTTTAATTGAAACTCATTATTTAAGTGTTGAAGAATATTTGAATTTCGGTAAACAAAAGAGTGGAACTTACGCAGCACAATATGGTAATGATGACTTAGTTATGGCTGATGTTTCGATAAGTCATTTTATTCGTACTAATAATATTTTTACAATTTCATTTTTAAATGCTTGTAAAGCTGAATTAAGATTATTATGTAATGATGAAGACCAAGAAATAAAAAGAAAAAAAGAAGAAGAACAAAGAAAAAATGATGCAATATATAGATATAATGGGTTTCATTTAAGAAATCATGAAGAATGTTTACCTAAAGAAATAGAAAGTATATTTATGTTTGAATGTTAATAACAAATAATTAAAAATAATATAATGGATTTACTTTGGAAATTTGTTCCGGAATTACCGGACACAACTCGCGAATTAATAATTGCTATTAAAGGTCACAAAACTCCTGTTCAAGGATTTATGTCTGCAAGAAAAAAATGGTGTGTTAGCAGAAATGTTAATAACAATAATGAATTGGAAGACCAATCAAGTGTTTATGCTTGGAGAGAATTGCCAGAAATGCCACCAGTTCCTATTGAAAAAACTGTTGTTCAACCAGATGTTGTTGAAGATGTTAAAACAAAAACTATTGAAACTGTAACATCAGGACCAAAAAGTATTGGAAATAAAAAATAATTATTATGTCTGAAACAAAAACTAAATGGCATTGGTTATGTAAAGGTGAACCTCCTCCAAATAATTCAAGAGAAGTTTTACTTGCAGTTAAATATGATGAAATTCCAATACAAGCATATTATAAAAGTCTTAATAAACAATGGTATGGAAGTAAAATTTTACCTGATTCAATGAATAATGTTGATGTTTTTGATGGAAAAATAATTTCAGATAATACAATTCCAGGATATTTTCAAGCTTGGTGTGAATTACCTGAAATGCCTCCAACTTTTCATGAATAAAAATTATGAAAGCACCAGATTATATTAATTCAAATATTAAAGCAGATTTTTTTAAATTAAAATCTGGAGATATTCCTAAATTATCAGTTGGATGTGGAATTTTCTTACAATCTTATTTCAAAAAATATGGTGTCAGATTTAATCATAAAGAATTTGATTTAAATATTATTGATAATAAAATTGTTTTAGAATTTAATTCAGAAGGTAAAAGAAATATAAGAGTAAATTTAAAAAAATATCCTGATTATCTTGAAAATACTGAAAAAGCTTTCAAAGAAGGATTAACTGATTATCTAATGAAAAATTATTAATATGAGTAATTATTATACAACTACATCACCAATAACTATTGATGAATTTATTGCAATTGAAGTACATGATAGAAAAAATTATGTACTTTGGCAAGTATTAAGATGGTGTAAAAAATATAGTATTGATAATAGTACTGAATTATTATGGGTTGCAAGATACCCTTGGACTGCAGCGCGTTATCAAATGCCAGCTTCTGATTGGGATGATTGTAAAGAAATTTATATGAAAAATAAATCAGAATATCATGTTAGAACAATTAATTCAAATTCAGGTACTTTAATAAAAGAATCAGATGATGGCGATGATGGATTTTTATTTATTTTAAAATAAAATTATGGACACTTTAAAAGTATATCATGGGAGTAAAACAAAATTTGATTCGTTTAAACTTAATTCAAATGAATCAAATTTTATTTATGGTACTGAATCATTTGATAATGGTTTAGGTATCTTTTTTACTGATAATAAAACAATGGCTGAATGGTTTGCAGGGGTCAAAATTTATGATTTAACTGAAGAAAAATATACTCCAACAGGTAAAGTTGGTTATGTTTACGAAACAGAAATAATTGTAAACAAATCTGTAATATTATCAAATTCAAAAAATAATTATGATGATTCTGTTCAAGAATACTTCAAATTAATTGAAAAGGCTGGAGGAGTTAAAAAATTAAAACAAATGTTAAATTCTGAAGGTTATGATTCAATTCAACTTTTAAATTGTGATAGTCAATATTATGGTGATGGAACATATAATATTTATGTGGTATTGAATACTTCAAATACTAAAATACTTAATGTTGCTGAATATGGTACTAAACCAAAAGAAATTGAAAACAAAAGTATTCCATTTAAGTTTAAAAAAGAAAAATTAACTGGTAGATTTAAATGGGTTTATAAAGCTGAAGTTCAAATATTTTTTAAACAATGGAAATGTGGAAGCATTTTTCAACTTATAAGTAATGCTTATAAATTATATCCTGAAGAATATGAAAATAAATATGCTATTAATTTAATGGTTAAAAAAGAAAGAACTGAAGAAGACCCGGCACCATTTAGACAATTAATGTTAAAGAAAAAATTTGATAATGAAGATGAAGCAAAAATTTTTGTAAATCAAATAAGAGATAAAATCCATAGAGATTTCGATTTGTATTATCTTGAAAATGATTAATAAATAAAACGAATACCCATTTATAAATATATAAATGGATAAAAAAATTTGTAATAAAAAAATCAAATAAAAAATATATGGTACTCAAATTATCAATCGTTTATAGTGAAACTAAATTTCGAAGTAAATTAGTTGAACTACCTGATAATAAAAGTTTTGATGTTTTTGCGAAAGAACTTTTAACAACAATGTTAAAAATGCCAGAAGTATTAAAATTTTTCATTTTATCAGATTTAAAACAATCATGTTATTATTATAATATGTATGGTGTACGTGGAGCTTATGAAATTAAATTATTAAAAAACATTGAAACTTCCCCACGTTTTATTCAATTACATAAGGAAAATGTTGAAAAAATAGATGATTTTCAAGAAATTGATATTTTGGTAAAATATCATAGTTTAATGGAAATGCTTCCTATTCGTTCAACACAATCTGTTGAAGATTATTTCAAATTTTTAATGCAAACACTATTAATCAATTTACATCCAGATGATGATTTTGCTGATTATTTAACTAATGGTGAAATAACTGATGTTAATGGTGTAAAAATCTTTTTTGATGAAATTGGAATTAATTTCATGAATGACCAAATGGAAAATTGTTTTGATATTTGTGGCGATAAAGTTTATGAAATAGGTTTTGATATTCAAAGTTCTATTACTGGTATCGGAAAAGATAATTTTGGTGATACTCAAGCATTTCCTGAATTTGATAAATTCTCAGAAATTTTAAATACTTTAGTATTTTACTGGGAACAATTAAATGATTTTTGGATGGATAATAATGATAATCCTACAAATGATTTATTATGTTTTAATTATCCGTTTGCTGAAAGTTTCGATGATATTAAAATTCATAATTGGGTTAGAAGTTTAGTTGGAAAAACAGACCTTGGTCCAACACAACATATTAATACTGATGATTTAGTTGATAATTTAAAATTAATTGCTGAAGGATTATATGCTTGGTGGACAAATTTAAAAGAATATTTTATTAAAAATGTTGAAGATAACTCAAGATTAGTTGATTTATTCTTTAAAGATTATCCATTTGGATTAGAATCTTTCTGGAATAATTTTGTTGGTGAAGTTTCTCAATGGTTAACTTTTATAATTAATCATGCTAATGATGAAAATTATGACCCTGAAAGAACTTTAAATAATTTCGCAGCTATTTCTATTTGGCAAGAACCTGATGGTGAAGTTAAATGGGATTTAGT